CTTGCTCTTTGCTCCATAGCAATTGCTGCTTGAATTTTATGAGCATGTGATCGACCTGATTTCCTAATTTTTGCCACGCTAGCTTTCGCTGTTGCGACATCCTTAAAACCAAGTCCATGAATAGTTCCTTTAGGATCTTCATCAGTGTATAAATCAGAATGTTTTTTTGACTTTGCAGGTTGCCCTTTTTTACGAGCAATGCGAGGATTTGATTCCTCAGTCATTTTCTTCTTTTTACCTGCACAATGTGCTTTCTGACTAAAACCTTTTGGGTTATTGCAATCGATAGACTTTTTATACTTTGCAGACCAACCTTCCTTAACAAGAAAACCATCCTCACGGACAGTATAACCTTCAGGAATAGGTTTACACTTCTTATCAGTGTTGCAATAGTATTGTCCCTTCTTACAGGAAGTCTTCGCCATTATACAGACTATTCAGAGCTATTATTATTTAGCAATCCGTCTTTTAACATCTTTGAGAGTTCACTTGTAGAACCAACAAAGAGTGCGTTGTTTGTAACAGTGCCTTGTTTTTTTGGATTATCCTCTTCTATGTCTTTTACTTTTTTATGTAAATCTGCTAACTTATCTGTAGTATCTGCCACACTTTTTATTAATTGACCTGCAACTTCATATGCTCTTGGACTTGCAGTTTCCCCTGCAACTTCCATAATACCATTAATCGCCTCTTGACCTTTCTCTATGAGTGAATATAAATTACCTCTTGTATAATCATAATCTTTTTTAACTTCATCGACCTTGGTTACTTCATCTGCTTTTACAATCGCATCAACCTCAACACTACCATCAGTGTTGAAAGTATCATTCAATGAATCGTAACCTTTTGCCATTAGATGTCTACCCCTCTATTTGGTGCAAACTCTTTACCATCACCAAAGAATGTACTTGTCTCTGTAAATCCAAAATCATCACCTGGTTCGATAAATGGTGTATCATCAGTATCTATAACACCATCATCGTTATAATCTTGTTTTGGTTTTGGAACAACAGTGTATCTCTGCTCTCTTTTTGCAGTTCTCGTATTAGTGTCTGAATAGTAATCCAATTGAACTTTTTTAATAAGTCCCTCTGGTGTTTGTGCGATGTGATTAAAGAAGAATGTTTTTGCTGTAAATGAGAGAGTATAAATTAGTGCTCTTCTTGTTGCAAAATCTCCCTCATAGTCGTCCTGTTGTGCTATATTTTGTAGAACCATTGGAATATCTCTTTTCTCACCGATTGATTTTACTAAGTCAATTGATATATTAAAACCTGGTTGGAAAAATGGTAGTATTTGTTCTAGTATTTGTAATCCATCATCTTGTAATTTTACTAAAATATTCAAATCAAAACCAAGATTATATGGGACAGGCATGAATACCTTCTTCATTTGATCGTTATTTAAATCTTTTGCTTTGAATGTTTGTGTGATACCTGCCTTTCTTGTAGAGTCATAGGAGATATTTGTTATTTCAAATGACATTCGAGGCAATGTAATTTGAGTTGCTTTATTTAATTCTGCTTGCTGCGTAATTCTTGCTAAAAACTTTTGTCTCGGACCATATGCGATTGGCACTTTAATATCAGATATAACATTGCCAGCACTATCATCGTGACGAACATGAATATCATTAAACAGTGTGCCAAATGCAATAACTGTCTTTCTTATTATTTCGTGATAAAAATAATTCCCTAACATTTTCTTACGTATGATTCTGAACCACCTATTAAATTATGACTAACTCTAGATAACTGGTACATCACTTCATGTATAGTTATTAGTTTTTCTTTTCTGATAGGTTTTAATAGAGTCGATGGTTCTACTTTATCATCGAACCAAGGATCGTATTCTATATTATCTGGTGCTGGATAAGTCATTAAAAACTCCCAAATGGATTTGATTCAGAGAAGTCAATCAACAAGTCTGCTTCTGATTCAAATATGTCTCCTTCATTATATTTATCGTCTGTGTCATCATCGAAGGTAGATACACTGAATAGAGCACCAGATGTAAGACCTTTTATATCTTCACCTGCAAAGAATCCTGTAGTTGTTGTTCCAATACCAACATTACCTACTTCAAGCACTCCCGTATCAGCATCCCAACTCTTAACTCTTGCTTGTGTTCCAGAACGCATACCTTGAACTATCTCATTAAAGAAATAAGTGCCGATGCCACTGATTGTCTCTGGATCTGCAATTGTAATTGTTGGAGACCCTGTATATGCTGCACCAGGATTAGATACAAATATTGAATTTACTTGATTGAATCCGTTACCAGCATCACCTATTGATGCGATACCAACAGCTCTGTCAGAAGCTATACCAGCATTTGGAATTGGAATAGTTACTGTGGGAGCAGTACCGAATCCGATACCATTATCAGTCATAGTAAATCTTATGATACCATTTGACGCTGTATTAATAGAACAAGTTGCTGCAGCACCAGTTCCACCGCCACCTGATATTGTAATTGTTGGTGGTGTAGTATAGTTTGCACCAGCGTTAGTTAATAATATTCTATCTATTGATGTGACATTTGCTATTGAAGTTGTAAATGCCACAGCAGTTGCATTATCACCTGTCTGTCCGCTTGGTGATGTGCTTATTGAAACAACAGGAGTCCCTGTAAATCCTGAACCATCATTATTCAAGAATATTTCACGAATATATCCAGTTCCAAGCACTGGTGTTGTAGTTGCTGTTCTACCAACACCAACTAATTGAAGGGTTGCAATATATCCTACATCATCAACTTGTGTATCAATCGCTTCAATAGAGGTATCAATAACCTCATCTTCGTATTCAAAGAGTTCACACTTAAGTTTATAAACGTAATTACTTCCTAACTGATAGAAAGGTTCTTCATGTTCTACAAATTTAATTTCAAATAATCTTTGACCTAAAGGAAAAAATACTAAATCACCTTCACGAGGTCTTGATGATAATTCAATATCATCATCTGCATCCATAAATGGTGCTATGAATTCTTCAAATCTTTCTTTTGAGATGGTAAGTGTTACTTCATCTCTTAAACTCATACCAAATTTTGTTAGCACATCTCCAGCACCTGCGTACCCATCGTAAGTATCAACATATGCCTCAAGAGAAAAATTATCATCAAATTTTGATGCAGTGACTTCTTCTATAATTGTTGATTGATTGACAAATTTTCTAGGTATAAAAGTTATTTCAACACCATAAATTTTAAGATGTTCATTAATTAAACTCTGTACTAATCTCTGTTCTCCTCTCGAACCTTGTAAAAAATGTGGATTTAATGCCATTATTCATCACCCAATGAAGTCTAGAGGAGGTGTCTCGTAGTCCATCATCATTCTTGACCTGAGTTCCTCTAATTCTCTGACTCCATCATCATATATCTCCCTACCATTTAATTCAATTCCACCTGGTAATTTAGTTCCTCTAAACTTAATTAAGTTCATTCCCCACTGTTTTTTCATTAATGCAACAAAATATCTTTTTACAAATGGATCATTATATACCTGATTATATTCTTCAGGGTCAAGTGCACGAAAACAATCTATCACAATAAAATCATCTTTTTGTTGTGCTCCCCAATCAATATCTAAGTATAATCTATCTTGTCTTTGATTAAATCTTATTTGTTTATCAGTAGTAAGTAAAAAATCAATGTCTTCAAGATATGTTTTAGTCATTGCATATTGCAATAAATTAACAGAATTAAAATAATATAAGTCGTTTAAAAATAATTGATACTTTATACTAAACATTCCACCTGAAATAGAACTCGTATCAAATTTAAATATTCTGTTTACACCAACCACATGGTCAGGAACTGCTATAAAGTTAGAAGTCTCGTAAAAATTACTTGATACAGTTCCTGCAGTATTTGTAGATATACCTGTTGTAGTTACTATACCAACACCATCAGTTCCTTTTGCTGAACCTCGATCAATATCTTCCTGTGTTATCTTATATTTCAAATACATTCTTTCAATGCCATTATAATGACGCTCTTGATATAACTGAAGAGTGTCATCGAGTGCATCATGTATCTGGTCAGTATCAAGATTAATTTCCAATACAGGATAACCCAGTTTACGCAAACCGAAGTTTATAAGTTGTCCTCTACTGTTTGGTGCTGCCATTACTCTCCGTGAGATTTGCGATTTCCTCTAAAAGTT